CAGTATCATATCGTAGGTTATTGCATCAGGACTTGTCAAGTCAAACGGAAAGTTTTTACCGCCACCATCAACATATAATTGAAATCCATTGAGCAGTTTTGCTTGTGTAAGTTTTATTGTATCTCCATCTGATACGTGGATTAAAAGCTCACCACCAAGCCCAATCACATCTGAAGCATATTCGCCTCCTTTGTAATCATTATCCACAACGGATACTTTCTCAATCCAATAATTACTACCACCCTCAAAAGCTCCAACAAGAACATAATCCATGTCCCCCGCAGTTACCTTATAAGTAGTTTTTACGTGTCCTATTGTTTTATTCATTTTTCCTCCATGATTTTCATTACTTGTTTCACTATTCTTGCACGTCTGATATCATCACATTTAATTAAGAATCTATATAAATCTTTCTGCATAATTTGAAAGTTATCACTATGATATCCACCTGCATCATCTTTCTTCCAATCATCTATTTGTACATCAAATAAATCTTTTGCTAACTCACGTCCGTTGACGTTACAGAAATAACTCAACATTGCTTGTAAAAATTGTATATGTTTTGTTGTTTCCTTTTCTTTTTCAAAGTCCTCCATTTCTCTGTTTCTGTCCATCATGAATAACTTTTCTGCATAATCCACCATGTCAATCTTTTTCATTATTAATAATCCTCCATTTCTTTTATTTGTTCCAAGTCTCTATATCCCGTTCTTGCATATAAAATTGCGTTCAAAGCATCCTCATTTGTTCCATTGATTGCACACACCAATCCGACTTCTTTTTCTGTTGCAATTCCATATTCAATTAAGTAATCATATATTTCATCTGTTTTTAGCATATTTGAAATCCTCCGCTATCTGCACAAAAATCTGCAAAATGTTTTATGTTGTCAATACTCAATGGATAACTAGCTATCCACTTATAGTTCTTATCACTAGAGCCCTTTTTTAAGCCTTTATTGTGCTCTTCTGCTATTTTTCTACGTGCCTCCCATAAGTCTACATAGCTTTCGGTTCTTCCGTCCTTAATGAATTGATTTAATCTTTTGGATATTTTCTTTGCTCTGTCCTCATCAATTTTCAATCCACTATTTGAGTGGCCTTCATTCCATTCATCTTCTGAAATTACATCATCACATACTTTATAAACATAATCCCATAATCCACGCCACCACCAAACATTATTTCTGAAATAAACACCAACATTTTCATCTTCAAACTTGTTGAGTTCATCATAATATTTATTGACTATATCGTCATCTATTTTTTCTCCTTCATATAATCCTTTTGGTTTTTGTGGTTTCTTTCCTTTTCTTACTATTGGATTCATTCCATGTATATCAAATCCCATTACTTACCTCCATCCTTTTTTCTTATCTCTGTTAAATAGTCTTTTACTTTCCTTTTCTGTGTATCCAATATATGTTTTTGTTATTAATTGATTGTCAATACTTTCATATATTATTATTGCTCCATCACTTTTTCTTCTTTCTATTATCATTTTCTTTTCTCCTATTCTGTGCAATTAATCCGTTTAAAATTGCCTCAATTAATATTGCGTTTTCTCCAAATATTTCCTTTTTTATTTTCACTTTTTTCATATTATTTACTTAAAAAAAAAGCCCCGCAACAATGTTGCAAGGCTTAATTTTCCTCCTGTTTATTTGTTAAGATTAGCTAATAAATATATTCCTTCTTTAATCTTTCTCTTGGTTTCTTCCGTTGTTTCATTTAAAAATATATTTCTATATTTTGCGGTAGTTCTTGAATAGTTCCAATAATATTCATCGAGGGTGACGTTTGTTTTATGTTCTTCAGGTACTGCGTAAGAATATCTTTCGTTCTTTTTTTCTTTTATTGCTATTATTGAATCATAACTTTGAAAGGTTTCGGAATCTTTTTTAGTATCTGTAATTATGATTTGGTTTGTGATTGGGTTCCCCTTATCACTGATTATGTTTTTTGCTTTTATCATTTTTATTTATTCCTTAATTGATTAAAAATATATCGTTGTAAAATTAATAATAATAATTGTAATAAAAAATAATAAAAATAAATTAAAATAATATTTGTAATATAAATAATATTGTGTAAGTTCTTACAGTGCCCGAGGGGGGCACAATGACTATTAAATAAAATAAAAGGAATAAATAAAAATGGATAATATCGAAAATAAAAACGAACAAATAAAGTTGATTAACGAGTATTTAAACGACTTAAACGAAAAGCACACCGCACAAAAAAAGTTATTAAATGCAGTGCATGAAAAAAACGAACTATTACAAAGTAAATTAAAAACATATGATAATAGTATTAGTTTGGTATTAAATAATAATGTGCTTGGTCATATGCTTAAAGACATGTTAAAAAATGAGGACGTCCAAACACGGATTAAAACATGGATTGCGGAGGACATAACCAACAGAAAAGATGAACTAATGAAAGCCGTCCAGGAACTACGCACAGAAGGTGTAACGGATTTAGTCGAACGTGTTGATGAACTTGAAAACATAGATTATGTTTATGATAATGAGAGCTCAATAGAAGACGTAATTGATAATTGGATTTATCATAATTGCAATTATGTTGACGAGTCAGACGTGCAGGATATGATTAATAGCGCAGTTGATGAAGACGTAATAGATGAAGCCATACACGTACAACTAGAAAGGGAACGAAGACACACACACGAGTATATAAAAAGCGTAATGTTAAAAAATAGCCTCATGTATAAAGTAAAAAAGAAGTTCAAGGGGTTGCGGGTTGTGTGGTATAACTTTAAAAATAAAGTTAGATTCAAAAGGTTAAGAACTTTAATAAATCTATCTAAATTAAATGGCAAACAGTTGGAAGAGTTACAAACCAAACAAACAGAAATAAAGAAAGCACCAGCAAGCAAAGCCCCCGCAAGAAAAGCAAGCTAAATCTTCAATAGTCAACCAACCCCAAGAAAGCCCCGCAATTATTAGCGGGGTTTTTCTTTACATAAAATATTTAATTCATCTTTAATTATAATTTTAACCTAATCGTAACCCCACCGAGGGCTAACGTAAGGGTGGCATGCATAAAAAAAGACTGTCACACATTCTACTACTATTTTTCAACTTTTTTGGATTTTGTTTTTGGATTGCTATATATGCACTTTTTCAGGTTCTTATATATATTTTTTTAATTACTCTTTTGGTGAATGTTGTTGAAAGGATAGAGAGATATTACCCCTGGCCTGTTTGAGACAGAACCAGGCTCTCACTATCCATTTCATTACTCTTTCGGAGCCATGCAGTCTTTGGATATGATTATAATGAATAAATTACAATCACGAGCAATCATCAGCTTCGGGTTATTCCCCTAGAGTCATCCGCAATTGCTTTCGAGTTGGATTGTGGCTTTGACTCACCCCTTATTGTGGCCACTTCATAAAACATATATGCAACAAGTTTCAAACCAAACCATATATGAGTGCCCTAATTTAGTATGATTTTTTTTATTGTGCAAATTGTTATTATATTATGATATGGATTTCAAAGAAGTCAAAGGTGTCAAACATTTTTTATATGATTCAGTTGCTGAGTTTAGGGTACACCATCCTGATGAGCCGCTGATTCAGGACTGGCGTTCAGGCAAAACCAATGATTGGGTGTTGACGGACGATGATAACGTGGTACAAATCCTTAAAATGTATGACATCAAGATTCAGGGGTCCAAAAGAATTACACAATGCATCAGGTGCGTGCTTGGAACATATCGTATTGACAATATGAATGCCAAGTTATTGGGCAGCGAGGGTATTGCACAAAACATTTACACGTTTTCACGCACATATAAAGCATTCAATGAATATCGCAAGGCAGGTCTCAAGCCAAAAGAATTTGTATTTGCCAGATATGTTGCTGAGGGTATGGAAATTACGCAGGCATACAAGAAAGTGTTCAAGAAATCAAAGAGTAGTGAGCATATTGCCAACTCAGCTAAACAATTAATGAAGAAAGATGAGGTTAAAAAGATGGTTAAAGAAGAAATAAAGAAAGTTTTGCAGGATGAAGGCATCACGCCTGACTGGATATTGTCCAGATATAAAGATATTGCAGAGCTGGCGGAAAAAGACGCAGACAAATTGCGGTCATTGGAGTCGCTATCAAAGATTGCAGGTCTGTTTAACACCGATACAAAGCAAGAACAGCTTACAGTATGGGCTGGTTTTAGTGAAGAACAGATGGAGGCACTCAAGAGTGGAGAAAAAACAGAGCTCATTGCACACAAAGAAGAGTAAAGTCATGCAAGAACAGGATTTGTGCCCTGTATGCGACTTTAATTTGTATTTTAACTCTAAATATACGCAAAGAATTGGTGTTTTGAACGGAACCAAGGACGTTATTGGCTGGATATGCCCAGAATGTGCCAGTGAGTTTGATAAAAACAATAATATTTTGTATATTTATGGCGAGGATTCAATACAAGGAGACGCATAAACATGCACATTAGGGGACATCTAACACCATTTTCGCAATCGCTTGCTAATCAAGGCATGCAACAGACAAATCAAAACATAAATCAAGCACCTTTGCAGAATTATACAAATTTTGTTGGAGGACAAATGGATTTAGGTATGCAACCTTTTGAATCGAATTTAACAAACCCTGATAATGATGTTATGTCTGAAGCACCTTTTTTTGATTTTTCAACTGGTGAAGGTGTTATGCCAGAAAATGAAGGGCTTCCAATATATACTCCTGATTATGGTGGAGGCAGCTCTACGACAACATTGACTGGTGATGCATTAGATGCATATAATCAGTTAATTTCGTCTATGGCTAGCAGCGGATTGATAGATAATTTTACATATGACTGGCAATCGCTTCAAAATACTTTTATTGATTTAATAAATCAAGAAGGCAATACTCCTCAATCTGTAAGTGAAAGTTTATATTCTTTATTTTTAGATGATTATAATGCACCACCTACAAATGTTGATATCGATACAGGTACAGATACATCAAATAATGAATTTATTATGGAACCTATATTTGGAAATTTTCAAGATATAGTTCCAGGTAATTTTGATACAGGTTTTTTACCAGCCCCTGAAACACCTGCTCCTAATTTTGATTTTAATAATGACGGTATAATAAATGCACTAGATTTGCAGGCTGCTGCTAGCACAGGCATAGGCAATACATCAAATGCAGGATTTCTTTCAAATTTAGCACAAACTATAAATCCAGTCCAATCCTCAGCACCACAATTTACAGGTGGTGGAGGACAAGGCGGTCAGGCCGCAAGGCGATTATATTTTCCTGGAACATCAGGTGGCTTTGCATCAGTTGGTACAGGCATTGGCGGAGGCGGAACAACATTAGATGATTTACTTAGGAGAATGAGATAGTGGCAAAAACTTTACAAGAAGAATTAATGAGCGGTGATGCAAACATAGAAGAATTAGGTGCAACTACAAATATATTAAGTGCATTATTGAGAGCAGGAAAAGGAATATCTCAAGGGTTGTCTAAATTAAGAACTCCTGTAAATTTATTGCCTGAATCTGCTCAAAAAATAGCTGTACCAACATTAAAAGGTGCAGCAAATATAGAAGAAAGAATTTTGGGAAAAGCATTAACATCTTTAACTCCAGTGTTAAGAAATTATAAAACTACAGGCTTTACTCCATTTAGAGCAACTATTCCAAAATATCTTGCTGGCAAACAAATTTCTGAAAATATTAGAGAAGGTCTAACAGACTCGAGCGAGTATCAATCATTTGGTCAAGGTGTTGTTGGGACAGGTAAAGAAGTTGCTGAAAATTATTTAAATTATATTAAAAATATAGGTTCTACTGTAGCATCTGATATAGGCTATTTGACAGCAAGCGAAGAACAAAAAAAACAAATAGAAAAAATAATACCTGACATTAACACAGAAAAAACAAAAACCAAAAAATTGTCAAATTCAGTTTTGAATAAGGTGGTAGGAACAATAAAGAAGTTTGAAAAAGGAGATAGAACTGAAAAACACAATAATCCAGGTGCAATTATTTACACACCAGGAAGCGTTGAGCTAGCAGATTCTTTGGGTATAAAAATAATAAAAGGTCAACCTTTTTTAGATAAAGATGGTAAATCTTACAGGACTGCTAAATTTGAATCAGAGAAAGATGGTGAAAAATTTTTAGAATCATTTGTTGAAAGAAATGCAAAAAAATATAATTATTTTGAAAGCGAAAAAGATGTAAAAAATTTTTATAGTAATTATACAGGACTACCTTTGGATAGTAATGTAGTTTTGAACTATACAAAAGATACTTTTGGCGATGAAGAAAAACCTAAATTAAAAAATAAACTTAAAATGAAAGTAAAAAAATTTTCAGGACAAAACTTTAATTTTTTTGACTAGGAGTAAATATGCCAAGATTTGGAAAAACATCAAAACGTAGATTAGCAACATGTCACGAAGACTTGCAAGAAATTTTAAATGAAGTCATTAAATACTTTGATTGTTCAGTATTATGTGGACATCGAGGCGAAGCAGACCAAAACAAAGCATATGAGTCTGGACATTCAAAAGTTAAATGGCCACATGGCCGCCATAACAAAAAACCATCTATTGCGGTAGATGTTGCACCTTATCCTATTGACTGGAAAGATAGAGAACGTATGACATACTTTGCGGGCATGGTTATGGGCATTGCCAAAGCAAAAGGTATTGGCCTTAGATGGGGTGGTGATTGGGACCAAGATACAGAAGTCAAGGATAATGGCTTTGATGACTTGCCGCATTTTGAACTTACAAACATTTAATGGCAAATCTAAATCTTAATGGCAACATATCTAAGAACGAAGAAGCTTTACATCTAGCTCATAAAAACCTAATAACATTCGGTAAACTTTTTTCACCACAAGATTTTCTTGCGTCTGCTACACCAGACTTTCATATCGATGTAGGAAAACTATTATTAGATAAAAATAAACAACAATTAGCATTGGTATTGCCACGTGACCATGCAAAATCTACGTTGGCTGCATGTGCAGTGTTGCATCGGTTTTTATTTGCAAGTAAAGATAGGCCTGAGTTTATTGCATGGGTTGGTGAAGCACAAGACCAGGCCAGAGATAATTTAAACTGGATTGCAAACCATATATATTCTAATCCTGCTATACATTACTACTTTGGTGATTTACAGGGAGATAAGTGGACCAAAGATGAATTTACTTTGAGTAATGGCTGCAGGATGATTGGCAAGGGTACATCACAAAGATTACGTGGTAAAAAACAATTATCATCAAGATATACAGGTATAATACTTGATGACTTTGAATCAGAGCTAAATACTAAAACACCTGATTCACGTAGACAAATTAAAGAATGGGTTACTGCAGCAGTATATCCAGCAATTGATTTTGATAAAAATGGTTTCTTGTGGTGCAATGGCACAATTGTACACTATGATGCATTTTTGAATGTGTTGGTAAGAAATAAACAAGAAGCAGAAAAAACAGGCGAAGAATATACTTGGGATGTGTATACACGTAAAGCTATCGAAGATGGCAAACCTATATGGCCTTCAAGATGGCCAATGAAAAAACTAGAAGAACGTAAACAGTTTTATATTGACTCAGGTACACCAGCAAAGTTCTATCAAGAGTATATGAACCAGGCCAAATCACCTGAAGACCAAATATTTAGTGAAGACGATATAAACGATGGACTGTACCAAGGCAATGCACGTTTTGATGAATCAGCAGACTCTTGGTATATACAGTTTGCAAATGGAGATAGAAAGTATGTTAATATTTACATTGGAGTGGACCCAGCTTCTACAATCACTAAGCGTAGCGATTATTCTGTTATTATGGTTCTTGGGGTTACATCTGATTATGATTATTACGTTATTGAATATTGGCGTAAAAGAGTTCTGCCCATGGAGTGTGCTGATGAAATATTTAAGATTGCGAAACAATACACGCCCATAAGACGTATTAATATTGAAACAATTGCATATCAAGAAATGTTACGTGACTACATAATGAAACGCAGTAAGTCTGAAGGATTGTTTTTGCCTGGTATAGAAAAAGGTATTAAGAACTATAACTCTAAAAAGAAAGATAGATTGTTTGAAGGTTTGCAGCCTATGTTCAAAGCTGGGGCTGTACATCTAAAAAAGCAACACCATGAATTTATTGATGAGCTTATTGATTTTCCAAAAGGTTCTCATGACGATATTATTGATGCATTCTATCTTGCAACACAGTTTGCTAAAGGTAATCCAAAAGCAGGCACAGCTAAAAAAGAATTGCAACGTGATGGTTCTTGGATAAAGCCTAGAAAGATGTATGATTGGATGACAGGGAGACGAATATGACGCATTTGTTTATAAACATAAATTATTCTTATATTATATACTATGATTAAAGAAGATTATAGGGCCAAAGAGATTAAAGAACTTTATGACCGATGGTCAAATGCAAGAGAAGACTGGGATACAGCTGCTCGTGAAGATATAGATTTCTATCTTGGAAATCATTTTAGTGAGGCAGAAGCAGAAGAACTTGCATCCAGAAATCAATCAGCAGTGCCTATGGATAGGTTATATTCTGCGATTGAGCAATTCAAAGCAATCATTACATCTAAGCCACCTAAGTTTACAGCGGTAGCTAGAGAAGATTCTGATTCTAAACTATCAAGTGTATGGAGAGTTATACTGGAATATATATGGGATAACTCTGATGGCAATGAGCAGTTTAAGCAAGCAGTTCATGATTATGCGGTAACAGGTCTTGGTTACTTCTATGCATACATTGATAAAGAAGCGGATTATGGTAGAGGTGAAATTAAGTTTAAACATCTTAATCCATTCAAAGTATATGTAGACCCAAACTCTAGGCACATGTATTTTGATGATGCTTCAGGTATTATGGTATCTCATATAATGAGTAAAATGCAATTATTGGATGCATACCCACAACTTGCACAGCCTTACGAAGAAGACAGTGATAAGATGTTGATTGACTATATAGATACAGAGAGCGATGAAGATTACCCGAGCCATCAAAATAGACGTACCATGGATTCATTCACCCCTGATGTGGTTAAGGATTATGATTACAAAAACTCATCAGAGAAATATAGACTTATGGAGTACTATACTAAGACACGTGTACCGTATTATAGATTATTGGATAAACGTGTAAACCAAGAACGTATAGTTGCTCAAGAACAATTTGAAAAATTATCACAAGATAAAGATTTTTTAAATGCAATAGACAAGGGCTTTATTGACTTTGTTGAAGTGCAGCAAACAAGAATTAGACAGGTACTTGTATTAGGACAGATTGTATTATCTGATTTAGTATTAGATACAGATATATATCCAGTTGTACCAGTACCAAACATATGGACCAACACTCCATATCCAATGAGTGATGTTAGAAAGAATAAAGATTTTCAAAGGTTCCTCAACAAAGTAGTATCTTTAATTACATCTCACGCACAAGCTAGCTCAGGATTAAAGCTTCTTATACCTCAGGGAAGTGTTCAAGATATTGAAGAACTAGAAAGAGATTGGGCAAACCCGAATGCCACCCTCGAATATGATGCTTCTTTTGGGGAACCACATTTTCCATCACCGCAACCATTATCGTCTTCAATCATGCAGTTGCCTGGATTGATTGAAAAGTATATTGATTTAAATATGGGTATTTTTGAAATGATGCAGGGTAACGCAGAAGTTGCACCTAGAACATCTTCAGCAACTATGATGATGGAGGATTTTGGACAAAGACGGTCTAAATCAAAATTAAGAGATATTGAAGGTTCTTTGAAACGTATTGGAAGAGTGGTATATAATCTATCTAAATCACATTACGATTTTCAAAAAACATTTAGAATTGCACAGCCTAACAACGACATAAACGAATACACAGTAAACAAACGTATGTATGATGACAAAACAAAAGAACTAATGACTATTGAAAATGATGTATCGGTAGGACAGTTTGATATACGTGTTATTGGTAATTCTACTATGCCATCAAACAAATGGGCTGAGTGGGAAATATATATGCAAGCATATCAGTCAGGGCTTATTGATAAAGTTGAAGCTCTTAAGAAAACAGATATATTCGACAAGGAGGGTGTATTGTCAAGAGCAGACCAAATACAACAATTACAGCAAGCATTGGCTGGTGCACAGAATCAAATTAAGAAAGTTTCAGGAGACTTACAGACTGCACATAGAGAAGCTATACAGGCACGAAAACGAACTGAAGTTGAAAAATTCAAAACAGAACTCAATCGTGACGCTGCAACTTCTAAAGCAGAAAGTAAGCTCACAATGGATAGACTAAAAGATGCGGTCAAACTCGAGTCAGAGAAATTACGAATAGGTAGTCAAGCTCAATTACGACAAGAGAAATCGCAAAAGGAGAAGAAGTAATGACAGACGCATATGAAAACGAGAATCTTCCACAGGAAGGTCAACCCGTTGATAATGTAGGGCAAGATGAAGGGCAAGCAACTGGTGAGAGTTCTAATGCTAACTGGGAAGAACAAGCTAAATACTTCCAGTCAGAAAAGGATAAGCTCGCAAGTGAAAATCAAAATCTTAAAAAATATGAAGCAATTGGGAATCTGTTACAACAACGACCAGATATTGCAAATACAATAACTGCAATGGTTCAAGGTGGTTCAGGTCAACCCGTAGGACCGCAACGTATTGAATTAGAGAAAGATGAGTTTGACCCATGGGAAGCCTATAATGACCCGAAATCTAAATCGTATAAGTTCAGACAGCAAGAACTGCAGGATAGCATTAGTGCCGCAGTACAAGAAAGGATGGCAGGAGTTGTGAAGCAACAAGGAGTACAACAGTTGAAAGCTAATTTAGCACAGCAAGGTTTGACTCCACAAGAAGTTGATTCATTCATGAACTTTGCTGCTAAGAATCCTGGAGAGTATGGCGTTGAAGGTGCAATCAAAATGTGGCGTGCTGTGATGAACGATGGCCAAGGAACAGTGAATCCAAATCCTAATCCACTTGACAATGTGAGACAAACACAGGCTACACCAACACCTGGAGGAATACTTCAAGGTGAGCAGCCTCAAGTCAAATCAGAGAAAGATGGAATATGGGATGCAATTGCTGCTTCTGGGAGCCGAAAGAATGTATTATAAATAAAATAACTAAGGAGAAAAACAATGCCTAATTATAATCAAGGGCCTGTAAATGCAATAAGTGGAATAACTCCTGGGAAGAATGTCGTTGATGGCGTAAATATGACCACCAGACGACTGTACGATTTCAGCGACAGGGTCGCAGAACTGTCACCAGAAGAATCTCCATTTTTTGTATACTTATCACAGGTCGCAAAGGTCCCAACATCTGATTCGCAATTCAGATACTTGGAAGATAGAACACAAATTGCGATGACTGACAGAAGTTTTCAGTTGGCTGCAGGTGCAACAATAGCTGCTCCAGGAGGACTTACATCAATATCTGTTGATGATGGAGCATCATCCCCATCGTCTATTGACTACTTAATCAAGGGAATGGTTTTGAGCATAAGACATGGAGCATCTGCAGAATCAAGTGCAGATGAGCTTGCTCAAGCAACTGTACGAATTGAATCTGTTTCTCATGGTTCATCTAGCTCAACATTATCAGTAAAAACTATTGAGTCAAGTGATGGCTCTACATTAGCTGCTGATGATAATGCTTTATTGACTGTTATTGGTACTGGATTTGGTGAAGGTACAGGAGCACCAGACGTATTTTCGCAAAAGCTTGATGATGGATTTGGATATACTCAAATCTTTAAAACAGCATGTGAAATGAGCAATACTGCTCTTGCTACAATTTATCGAGGATATGCTGATGAATGGGCAAGAATCTGGAACTTAAAGCTAAGAGAGCACAAAATTGATATCGAAAGAGCAATGCTTTTTGGCATGAAAGGTTCTCAAGGTGGTGTTCAGTATACTGATGGTATTACTGGTAGCATTGTAAAAAATGCTGCAGTAGAAGTAGGTGTTAGTAATCCAGTTACAGAAGGTAACGCAGCTTTATCTTACACAGAAAAAAAATCATTTATTAAATCATTTGAAGCAGCTCAAATGACTTACGATGCTTTGCTTGGTGATTTTGAAGTGATTTTTGACCCTGCAAGAGGTGGAGCAAGTTCTAAACTAGCTTTAGCTTCATTGCCTGTAATGTCACATTTCAATAAACTAGGAAGTGGTAGCTTTATTAATGGCAGTGTATCTGGACAGTCTAGGTATAACTTTGACAAAGCTGAAGGTGCATTTGGTCATAAAGTCTTAAAAATTGACACAATTCATGGTGACATGACATTGGTTAAAGAACCATTATTCAGAGCAAATTATTCTGGATACATGTGTTTAGTTGACTTAGACCACGTAGCTTACAGACCACTAGTTGGAAATGGTTACAACCGAGACACATCAATTACAACAAATGTGCAGCAAGCGGATGAAGATTTAAGAAAAGACCTAATCTTAACTGAGGCTGGTCTTGAAGTATCTCTTCCTGAAACTCACGCACTATTACACTTGGAGGGCGTATAATATGAGAAGTGATGTATTAAATGAAAATAGTAAAAGTTATGCACTTTCAAATGATGATGCAGCATTTAAACATACAAGCTATAGAGCTACTATTACAGTAGCTAATGGAGCAACTACAGGCAAAGAGTCCGCAATAGCAATGCCTGATAATTTTGTTCCTATAGCTGTTGCTTTAACAGTTGTAACTGCATCAACAAATGCTGTTAACTTTCTAGATGTTGGCTCAGACGCTGATACTGATGGATATGTTGATGGTGCGTCTATTGCAGTAAATAGTGCTGGATATAAAGGCGTAATTCCTTGTAATGGTGTTTTAGCTGTAGGAAATCCTACTGCTGGAGCTGTCATAGGAAGTCCTGATGAAGTCGAATGTGTTATAAGTGGAGACCCTGGTAGCGATACTGTTCTTCAATTTGACATTATTGGCTTTGAATGTTCATTAAACTAAACCAAAACAATAAGGTTTAATAGTCTTGTAGAACTATGGAGTGGGTCGTATAAAGGGCTCACTCCAAATCTACTAAAAATTTTATAACATTTAAATTGGAGATAATATGGCAACAACAATAAAAACTTTCATTGTAGATGCAGCCCCTGATAAAACTGAATCTGATGCACCTTATGACGCACTCGCAACATTTATGGGTAGTGAAGATGATTGTCAAGTTTCTGTGACTAGATTAAATGGTGACAGACTTTTTATTATAGCAACTAAAAATTCATAATGGCTAAGAAAAATTTTAAACCGCATATGATGTATAAAAATGGCAAAGCTGTAAAAGCTGATACCTATGAAAAACATATAGCATATGGTAAACAAGGTTATACTCATACAAAAAAACAGCAAGGTGGTTACATTAGTGGACCTTCACATGCTCAAGGAGGAGTGCCTATTGAGGTTGAAGGTGGAGAATATGTAATCAGAAAAAGTTCAGTCAATCCACAGACGGAGGCTGCTTTGGAATATATTAACAAATTTGGTAAATTACCAGTGCAGGATGCACGACAAAGAGGAGGAAAAAATGCCAAACGTAAAGAAAAATAGAAACGCAGGGGGAATGAAGTTTCCTTACACAAAAGAAGGAATAGCTCAAGCAAAGCAATATTCCATGCAATCTGGCGGAAAGGTTGAGTTAGATAAAATGGAAATGGGTGGAATGGTCAAAGAATATTTACATGGTGGAATGGTTCACAGTCCAATGATGTCACCAATGATGCAAGGCGGAATGTCTTACAAGAAAGGTGGCAAAGTAGAGATGGATAAAATGATGGGCGGTGGAAAAATACATTATGGTAAAAAGAAGATGCCTCATGGTGGTAAAGTCCATGGTAAGAAAAAAATGGGCGGTGGCGGAATGGTATACGGAAAGAAAAAGAAGTAATGGCAATATTCGTATACGATAATAATAAAGGGAAGGTTGTTGAAGTTGAGCACGCTCCTGTTAGATTAAATAATACAAAAGACCATGTCAATATGAGAACTACTTGGAGTAGTCAAACCAAGATAGAGTTTTCATCAAAGACAATGGCTCAAGATATAGCTGACAGGAGAAATGGCTAGTGGAAACATTTTCTAATCAAGTTGATGCGTTAACAGGATTTAGCACTACAGACAATGATGCGTTAAGTGATTGGTTGACTTCTGGTGCTCGTGAAATAATCAACATGATGCCCAGAGATTTAAAGAAAAAATGCACTACAGAAACCACATTAAATAATTCTGCTACAACCATGGATATGGATGGAGTGGGAGAAATTTTGTATGTAAATAGACTTTCTGCTGATACTGGAGGAAGCAGGATTCCATGTAGAGAAGTATCATCAATGTATGGAGAGTTGTCAAATGATGATAATAGTATTTATAAAGCAAGCGAAACAGACCCTGTATATTGGATTTTAAGCTCTGGAGATGCTGCAATACTAAATGTTATACCAACACCTACAGCAAATCAAACAGCAATTGTATATCATGTAGGTTACCCTACAATAGCTCATGGAGATGGAGCATCTGGTATTCCAAATTTTCCTGATGAATTAGAATATCTTGTAGTTTTATATGCTGCAATAAAAGCATTAGAGGCACGAGCAATACTTGAAGAAGACCCAGAACTATATTTACCATTAATACAAAATTTAAAACAAGATTATACGCAAGGATTACAACTTTCTGGAATAATTGCTTCACAAGGAGCTAAATAATGACAGTTAAAAATATTATTGAACAAGCAGAAAAAATGTTTGGAAGACAGCCAGAACAATATATGTTTCAATTAATTAATGATGCATTAAATGAAATTGCTGCAGAAAAACAACACAACACAAAAGAAAAAATAGTTGATTTAAAAGTAAAGCAAAGATGGTATACATTAGATGATGATGTAATTGATATTACACGTGTTGAAGTTAAAGATACAGATGGTAGATACGTAATGATACCAAAACTTGCAGACCCACACAAATTATTAAGAGGCGATACTGATGAGGCAGATGACTCACTTGTATAGGAGAATATATGGCCAATAGAAACTTTCCAAATGATTATTATGCATGGTACAATGACGATTCAAGACTTGCTATTTTATCAAAAACAACTACATCAGACACAACCACATCAAGAGAGTTGTATGATACATTTCAAGGAACTGGTGATTTAAATGGAAGCATAACAGCCTCTAGTACTGGAGCTGGCTCTACTGTTGTTTTTACATCGGCCTCACATGGACTTGCTGTTGGAGATAGAATATCTATTACAGGAACAACTACTTATGATGGCAATCATGCAGTTACAGCAAAAGACACAAATACATTTACAATTTCTGCGACAAACAGTACTTCTGATGAAGGAGCTTCTGACAACTCAGTCCAATTTACATCTTTATTTGTTGACAATGGATTAAGATATACTTATCGTGCAAAATATACAGCAATAACAGGACAAACAGATGATTTAAAAACAGTATCAGGATTAGATAGTGGCTTACACCCCATGGTTCTTTGTTATGTAAAAGCAAGACTATTTGAAGATGCAGGAGACATTGAAAGAGCATCATATTACAGAAGAATGTTTGAATCTGGAGTCCATAAGTATCCATTACGTAAGTCTGGAGTCAGAGCTTTATCTGTACCACGAATATGATAAAAGATAGACTGCAAGAAGAAGTTCAGGCATACAATGCATTGAATGAACAAAAAAAAGAATTAGAGTTAAAGCTTGGTGGCATCAGTAAAGAAATGTTAAAGATACTTGGCAAGATAGAACTACTAGAAGATTTGGAGAAAAACAATGATAAGTAAAAACGCAAAAGACAGAAGAAACCCTAGCTATAAAAAAGGTGGTAAGGTAAAGTCTAAAGTAAATGAGGCTGGTAATTATACAAAGCCTGGAATGAGAAAGCGTTTATTTCAATCAATTAAGGCTGGCTCAAAAGGTGGCCCTGCAGGTGTTTGGAGTGCTAGAAAAGCACAGATGCTTGCAAAAAGATATAAAGAAAAAGGAGGAGGGTACACATCGTGAAACTTTCAAAGAAACAAAAAAAGATTGCAAAAGCTGCAGCACCTTTCAACAAAATTACAGGAGCTGATTTCAAAGCATTGCGTCAAAATGATGCAAGAGAGCGTAGTTCACGTATACAGTAATGGCTCTTAAAAAATCACAAAAATCTTTAAATAAATGGACTAGTGAAGATTGGGATTATGTCAGTGCAAAAGATAGACGTAAACCTAAATCAGAGCGTGGTAGATATTTACCTAAGTCTGTAAGAGAAAGTCTTACACCAGCACAAAAAGCTTCTGAAAACAGAAAGAAGCGTAAAGCTACAAAATCTGGCAAGACACATGCAAAATATGGTAAGGCTGTATTATCAAAGATGAGAAATCGTTAATGCAAAAAAAAGATGCAAGATTAAGACGTGCTGGAGTATCAGGCTATAACAAGCCTAAGCGTACTCCTGGACATCCAAAAAAATCACATATTGTTGTAGCAAAAGAAGGTGATAAAATTAAAACAATACGATTTGGTCAGCAAGGAGTAAAGACAGCAGGTAAGCCTAAAAAAGGCGAATCACAGAAACAAAAAAATAGACGCAAGTCATTCAAAGCAAGACATGCAAAAAACATCGCTAAAGGCAAAATGTCTGCAGCATATTGGGCTAATAGAGTTAAATGGTAGAAACAATGAAAACAAATTTAGTTGCAGTCACAGGTATAAGTGTTACCTGGATTGAATGGCTTCCAGTTACGGTTAGAGTACTGGTTGGACTTGCATCATTTGTATACATCTGTGTAAAGATAAAAAACGAACTTAAAAAATAGGTTTATATGAAAAAAGATAAAGGTGTTGTAAAACGAGTATTCGTCACACCAGATAAACACTTTCCACTAGCGGATAAAAAAGCAATAAGCGTAGTTAGGAAAGCAATAGAAATAGTAAAGCCTGATGCATACATAGACATAGGCGATGTTGGTGAATGGCATGGATGCTCTCACTGGCAATGGGCAAAGAAAAAAAGGCCACCATTAGAATATCAGTTGCCTTTTATTGACAAAGACGTAAAAGATGTAAATGCAGGAATGGACTTAATTGATGAGTCTTTAGATAAAGCAAACTGCAAAGAAAAATATATGATTGAGGGTAATCATGACGACTGGATGAACAAGTTTGTTAATGAAAACCCATACTTAACACAATATAGGTTTAACGAATGCGTAAAATTAAAAGAAAGAGGATACAAATATTACAAGGCTGGAAAGTATTTAAAGATTGGAAAGCTACACTTTTACCATGGCCATCACTTTGCGGGTGTTCATCATACAAGGAATCATCTAATACGACTGGGAGCGAATGTAATGTATGGTCATCATCACGATATCCAACAGTCGTCAATGACTCACATAGATGGACCCAAGTCAGCATGGAGCATTGGTTGTTTGAAAGACATGAGCGATGAAGAGAATGAGTGGCTTGGAGGCAGACGTATTAACTGGTCACATGCATTCGCCATCGTTGATTTTTACACTAGGGGTCATTTTACAGTACATGTTATACAGATAATTCAAGGTAGAACATCATTGTGGGGTGAACTAATAAATGGATAATTATGGAAGAGCAATTACAAAAACAAGCGGAAGGTATCTTAGGGAACTGGGTATGGTTATTTGTATCTGGAGTTGCTCTTTTATTATTTAAATCCACAATAGAAACTGTGGTTGAAGGCTTAAAGGTCTTCATGGGGAAAGATTTAAATACGGATGATGTTGTTGTTCTTGATGGTAGACCAGCACGATGTATACGAGTAGGAATATGGAAGACAACATTTTTTGCGTATGATATAGGAATGGCAGAAGGAAAGCCTTATGTCAAAGGTGGTACAAAGATACAAATACAGAATGATAAGCTGAAAGACCACGTAATTGAAAGGCCATTACAGATGCTTGATTTAAGTAAGTGGGAGGAAAGATAGTATGGGGACGTGATTATGATTATGATGGCTGTAGGGCTAGGTATATTTCTTGAAAACTATGAAAGTAAAAATCCATGTCCAAGTCATTGCATGATTAATCATGAACATATTATAAGTAAAGATGTTGCAGAAGATAGTGATAGATAAAGTAATTCAGCTTGTTGCAAAAAAATTTAAGATAAGTAAAATCTTAGATTACGTTGAAAAGCCTAATGAGCTTGATGTAAAAGTTGATAGCATAGAAACCACTTTGCTTCAGCATGGTAGGTTAATAGAATTTTTAATTAAAGACTCACACCCAAAGAGAGATTTTGTGGAATGTGAGAAATGTAAGAAACCAATCAAGGAGAAAGAATGAAGAATGTAGTAGCAATCATAGTAAAAAACTTGTTTAGCGAAAAAGTGCTGAAAGAAGTTTTTGTTAAAGTTGGAGACTATTTAGTAGCTTCATCAAAAAATAAATTAGATGATAAAGTATGGGACATTTGCAAAAATAAATTAATGTAAATGGCAAAACAAGAATACAAAATATTAAGATTTGAAGGGGGCACAAATACTAAATTTGACCCAAGAGATATTGGTGATAATCAAAATGCATTTGCAGCACTGTCTGTAAGAAATCCTGGAAGACTTGTTAAGGAAGGTGATGCTAAAAATTTGTATGACAAGACAGGTATTAATAATCATGCAATAGGAGCAATAAATAACACACCGTCAACAGGTGGCTTCTCTAAAGGATTTGGATTATTTTCATTTTCACATGATTACAATATGGACACACCTCCAGTTGAAATTGACACAGATTATATTGTTATTAATGATGCAAATGAAATTGATATTTATGACCCTAATAAAGATGGTAGTGCAGACTTCAGAGATAATCAATTTACATTAGGTTCAAGAACTCAGACTGTAAAGCCTGAATATTATAATGTTGATGGAGCATTAAGAGTATGTGATTCAAACTTTGAAGTTACTGATACTGCTATAGATACAGTTGGAGCAATAACTAAAAATGATATATTAATTAATATTGATAATGGGGCAGGGGGAAATGTTACTTTAGCTACAGGTTCAATTATACAAATAGACCAAGAAATTATGTATGTCGCTACAGGAGTTTCGGGAGGAACATCAGTAAAAGTAATTAGAGGTTTTGCTAATACTAGAATAGCAAATCATACAGATAATACTAATATATTTTTTGTTAATGTTCCTAAATACTTTGGACATATAAAAGCAGATAGATTATTTGAATGTGAAACATCAAACTCTGTAAATGCATGGACTGATGACGTACAAACTCCACAACCTCCAAACAATACACGTAAATCAGACGGAACAACAGGAACGCTTGCTAATAGTGCAGGCATACAATCATTAAGAGTATATGATATAATTGAAGGAGCTACAGCTAATTATCCAGCAGAATCTGAAAAGGTTGTGCTTGAGTTTGGAGAGTCTCCTCCAAGTATTGGCATTATACATGTAAGTGCTGTAAGTAATGATACAATAACTATAACAACGAAAGAAAATCATGGGCTATCTGATGGTGAAACAATTATTATTTCTGGAACAAGAAGCGATATATCAACACTTGCAGGAGAACATGAAATTAAATCTGTAGATTCTGCAACTTTTGATATTGTTATTGAAGGAAGCTCGCAAGCAGCAGTAGATTTTAATCTTGCAGCAAAACAGGAAAATGCAACAGCCATAGCTGCACATACAGTTCCTAATACAGTAAAAATTACACAAGGCTCAGGTGGGGAACTACCTTCATCTGGTACGTATTTTGTACATATATCTGGTCAAACAGGAGTCACTTCGTACAATGGAATAAAATTAGCATCAGCTATAGATACAAATAATTTCTTTTTTACAGACGCTAATTCAGAAAGCACAGGTTCTTCTGCAGGAACAATGGCAATACAGCAATTGCTTGGAGTTGTATCTGTAAAAGGTGAAAATAATATTAATGAAGACTTAAAACGTAAATGGAACTTTGCAATGTCATTTACATATGATGGTCCAGGGCAAGAAGTTCAAGAGTCTTTATTAACTCAAGGACATAAAATCACAGCAGTAACTCAGTCTTCTGGAGCCTCTAATTTATTGACTTCTGGAATTGATAATTCTACAGACCCAGTTACTGTGCCAGTAGATGATGGCACCGCTTTTTCAGCTGGAGATATTATTATGCTTGGAACAGAACAATTAAAGGTTGGAGCAGTTTCAAGTAATAATTTGACAGGTTGTGTAAGACAATTTAATAATACTGCAATAGCAACTCACGCAGATGATACTCAAGTATTTAAAATTGAAGAGTTGAGCCCAACAGCAACAGTTGACTGGACAAACTTTACAGTTGCACCTAAGTGTGTAATTAAGTCTGTATACAATTTTGGAACAGATGAAAAATCATGGAATGCAAGGATTAATGGTTTTAAAATATACATGAAAGATGTCACTGAAGATGATGCTTCAAAAGAATTTAGATTGTTTGCTGAGGTTAATTTAAACAAAGGAACATATACAATATTTGCAGCAGGAGATTCAGAGCTAATACTTGAGCAACCTGCAACACATGCAATTTCAACAGTAACTGATGGAACAACCTTAACAATAAAACCCATTGATACATATTTATCAGAAAATTTATTTACAGAGCAAACAATTATTGATGCACAGTATAAAGTGTCTGAGGTTGTTGGCAGAAGGGTCTATATAGGCAATATTAGACAAGGGGGCAGGACTTACCCTGACAGAATGCTTAGAAGCCCTGTAAACAAGTTTGATACGTTTCCAGAAACAAACTTTATTGATGTAGCTGTTGGTGATGGAGATAGAATTACAGCACTTAAATCATTTGGTGATAGATTGCTTCAATATAAAAGAGACACAGTATATATAATTAATACATCAGGTGATTCAGAAGTTTTGGAATCAGAGTATCCAAATGCAGGTGTCGACAAACCATCTCAAGTAGTAAAAACAAATTTAGGAATTGCTTGGCTTAATGAATCAGGTCTTTGGTTTTTTAATGGCCAACAAATAACAAATTTAACACGTAATTTACGTGACAGTTCATTTCCTGTTACGTCATTAACAACAGCTATTATTGGATTTGACAAATACACAAACAGAGTGATATTTACGCCACAAATTGGTCTTGGGGCTTTAACTGTTTGGTATATATATGATTTAGAATTACAATCATATCAACATGCTTATTATGGAGATTTATTTCCATTTAGTGAGAGTGGGCAAAATTTTTATACAAACATTATTAATGATTCTGAAGGCAATATGATTGTAGGATACGTAGATGAAGGAGATTCAGATAAATTAAATTTTTATCAATGGAGTAATGATGCTGGGGAAGGAAATTCTTTTGGAAGTGCTGTATTATGGAAAAGCAAAGATATAGACTTTGGAAGTCCAGCTGTTAACAAGAAAATATATAAAGTTTACGTTACATACAAATCTACGGGACATTCAGGAGTAAAAATGCAATTTGCAACTGATGGAAGCAATTCATTTACAGATTTTAGTAGCTCAAAAAGCACAAACTATAATGTTGATAGTTTTTCAAGCAATGCTACGTCAACAGGATTTAAAAATAGTGATGGTGTATGGCAAGTTGCAGAATTAAAACCCACATCATCAATTAATAATGTTAAAAGTATACAATTAAGTTTTGATTCAATTCAAGCACATTCTGGCACCTGTCAGTCAGGAAGTGCTAGCACAACTACTTTAAAATTAGCTAGTGGGGCAAGTGGCACTGATGGTGCATATAATGATTATAATATAAACATATATGCAGGCAATGCTCGATACAACACAAGACTTATAGAAAATTCAAGCAATGGCACACAATACAATGGTACAACGAAAGTGGTTACTTTAAAAACAGCTTTAACTGATAAAGGCTATGGCAACACTCATGACACTACAACTAAATATATGGTAGGCGGAATAGCAACAGACTTTGAAATTAATGATATTACCATAGTGTTTAGACCTAAAAGAGTTAAATAATGTCAATACGTAGAACCAATATTGATAGAGTAAACGAAGCACGTAAATCAACAATACCTACAATTGGTAGAGGTGAGCCAATAAATTCACAAGGCAGTGAAGGCGATATAGCATTTAGAAGAACTGGCTCAGGGTTAAAGTTATATATAAAAGCCAATCAGCAATGGCATGGAGTAAAAGTTGGAGAATCATTTAAATCGTTGGAAGAAAAAATTAATGAAGTTAAAGCTAAAGTTGATGTAATGAATCAATTTAAGCTACCAGCAAATCCTACATTTAACACGCTTACTGCAAGCAGCGTTAACACAAGTGCGTATACATATAATACTAATACATGTACTCAACAGGTTACAAATGATGTACAAGATAGCTATAGTTTTGTTAGTAGTCTTGGAGGTGGAAAAATATTTTCTATAGCTGGATTTGATAACACTTTTAGTAAATTAACAATCTATGAGCAAGGTGGTTCTGCTCAAGATGACTATCTTCAATTTTTAGTTAGTGCAAATGGGCAAACTAGTATATTTACTGCTGATGCTAGTGGGTCTGAAGCAGATTTAACAATTACAGCAGATGGGGATTTAACATTAAAATGTGCTAATAGTAAGTCAATTGTTTTTAATCAAGGAAGAAATGCATCTGGAGCTCATCTTAAAAGTAATTTTATTAACCCATTCATTGCATCTGCAATATTTGGATAAGGAGAATATATGTCAGCACCTAATTTAGCAACAGTATCAACAATAACAGCAAAATCAGTTGCTGCAGCCTTAACTACATTAGGAACTGATGTTTTGACAAATGCAGCTGATTCTGGTAAAGTATTTAAAGTAAATAATGTAGTTGTTGGTAACATTGATGGAACAAATTCAGCTAATGTAACTATAAGATTAACTAAAAGCGGAATTGCTCAAAGTATTTTTCAAGGAATATCTGTGCCTGCTGCTGCTTCTTTAATATTAATTGATAAGAATACAGCTATATATTTAGAAGAAAATGACATCTTGCATATTTTAGCTTCAGCAGATAATGATTTAGTAGTAATGGTAAATTATGAGGAAATAAGCTAATGTCTAGATTTATTGGAGGACTAGTGCACCCAACAGCTAAATATAGAACCCAGACTAGTTCTAGCTCAAAAGGTATATGGGACATGAAAGAACAGTATCAGCATAAAGCAAATGATAACTGGCATGTTCCTCTTACTTTATTTCCTAGTAACACAGGACAAAGAATGCCTGTAACTCTTACTACTGTTGCAGGTGGAACTGCTGATAATACAGATGCATATCAAGTTCATCATGAAAGTTTTGATGCAGCAGCTGCTGTAAGAACAACAGGTAGATTATATTTTGCAATCAAAGTTACTGCTAGCAC